GGCAAGAAAAAACGGGTGATTGTGAACATCGCACCCCGTCACGGTAAGTCCGAGATGATTAGTTACCTCGCTCCGGCGTGGTTTTTGGGCAAGTATCCGCACAAAAAAGTGATTATGGCCTCGCATACCGCAGATTTGGCGGTGAACTTTGGTCGTCGTGTGCGTAACTTGGTGGGATCGGACCTCTATCGGGACATATTTCCAAATGTTGAGCTACAAGCAGACTCTAAAAGTGCTAGTCGTTGGGGTACTAATTTCAATGGCGAGTATTTTGCTATCGGTGTTGGAGGTGCTCTCGCTGGTAGGGGCGCTGATCTGTTCATTATTGACGATCCACACTCTGAACAAGAAGCCAAAACAGGACGACCAGAGGTTTTTCTTCCTGCTTGGGAGTGGTTCCAGTCTGGCCCTCTTCAGCGCCTTATGCCGGGTGGTGCAATCATTATTGTGATGACCAGATGGTCCAAATTGGACCTGACGGGCATGATTGTTGACCAGATGAACCGCGAGGATGAGGTTGACAAGTGGGAGATCGTCGAGTTTCCTGCAATTAAGGACGATGGCGAGCCACTTTGGCCTGAGTTTTGGCCGCTAGAAGAGTTGCTCTCCAAGAAAGCTGCTCTGGACATCCGGTATTGGAACGCCCAATACATGCAGCAGCCAACCTCTCAGGAAGGCGCGCTTATCAAGCGTGAATGGTGGCAGATTTGGGAGGGAGAAACTCCTCCCCAGTGTGAATTCACCATCATGAGCTTGGACGCTGCCCAAGAAGCCAACAACAGGTCAGACTACAACGCCTTGACCACATGGGGCGTGTTCTTCAACGAAGAAACCAACAACTACGCCATCATCCTTTTGAATTCCATCAGGCGTCGTCTAGAGTATCCAGATCTCAAGGCGATGGTACTAGAGGAGTACAAAGAGTGGCAACCAGATGCTTTCATGGTTGAGAAGAAGTCCAGCGGATCGGTGCTCTACCAAGAGTTTCGTCGCATGGGCGTGCCCGTGCAGGAGTTCACACCCGGTAAAGGTCAGGACAAAATTGCTCGGGTCAACGCGGTATCGAGCTTGTTCCAAGGCGGGGTGGTGTTTGCACCGGACCGGCGTTGGGCCAAAGAAGTGATCGAGGAATGCAACGATTTCCCAAGTGGCTCGAATGATGACTTGGTGGACTCTACGACCCTTGCGCTGTTAAGATTCAGGCAGGGTGGCTTTATCCGTCTTCCGACCGATGAGCCAGAAGACAATATGCTCAGCCGACCCCGGCGCAGAGCCGCATACTACTGAGGTGACTCATGGCCACAAACTTTGACAAGGCACTTTACCAGACTCCACAGGGTCTTGACCAGCTGGGCATGGATGAGCAGCCCATCGAGATCGAGATTGAGAACCCCGAGGCGGTTGAGATTGGCGTTGACGGTAAACCGATCCTGCGCATTGAGCAAACAGAAGACGAAGAAGATTTCTACAAGAATCTGGCTGAGGACATGGATGAGCAAGCGCTTGTCCGGCTCTCAGGTGATCTGATCGGTGACTACGAGGCAGATGTAGCCTCCCGCAAGGACTGGGTGCAAACCTATGTCGATGGGCTAGAACTCTTAGGGATGAAGCTAGAAGAACGCTCGGAGCCGTGGGAGGGCGCGTGTGGCGTCTATCACCCCCTGTTGGCGGAGTCCGTGGTCAAGTTCCAAGCTGAGACCATGATGGAGACGTTCCCGGCAGGTGGCCCGGTCAAGGCCAAGATCATCGGCAAGGAGACTCCTGAGAAGAAAAAAGCTGCTGAGCGTGTCCAAGATGACATGAATTACCAGCTCACTGAGGTGATGCAGGAGTACCGGCCCGAGCATGAGCGCCTGCTCTGGGGCTTGGGATTGGCAGGCAACGCGTTCAAGAAAGTCTACTTTGACTTGCAGCTAGACCGTCAGGTGGCGATGTACGTCCCCGCAGAGGACGTGGTGGTGCCGTACGGTGCATCGAGCCTTGAGGCCGCAGAGCGTGTGACCCATGTGATGCGCAAGACCGAGAACGATGTGCGCATACTCCAGCATGAGGGGTTCTACCGTGACGTGGAGTTGGGCGAGCCTCAGCAAGTTCTTGATGAGGTGGAGAAAAAGATCGCTGAGCGACTGGGCTTTAGAGCCACAGAAGACAACCGCTTCAAGATTTTGGAGATGCACGTTGACTTGGTGCTGCCCGGCGATGAGCACAAGGATGACAAGGGGCAGGAGACCGGCATTGCGCTGCCCTACATTGTGACCATCGAGAAGGGCACGACGCGCGTTCTGGCGATACGCAGGAATTGGAAAGAGGGAGATAAGACCCACCAGAAGCGCCAGCATTTTGTCCACTATCCCTACATTCCGGGCTTTGGGTTCTATGCGTTCGGCCTGATCCACTTGATCGGTGCGTTCGCTAAGAGTGGCACAAGCATCCTGCGTCAGTTGGTCGATGCGGGCACACTCTCTAACCTGCCCGGCGGCTTCAAAACCCGAGGCCTGCGTACCAAGGGTGACGACACTCCCATCTCTCCCGGTGAGTTCCGTGATGTCGATGTGCCAAGCGGCACCATGCGTGACAACATCATGCCCCTGCCTTACAAGGAGCCGAGTCAGGTTCTGGCAACGCTGCTCAATGGCATCATTGAAGAGGGTCGCAGGTTTGCAGGGACGATGGACCTGCAAATCTCTGACATGGGATCAGCAGCAGCTCCGGTAGGAACTACGCTAGCCGTCCTTGAGAGAACTCTTAAGACAATGAGCGCTGTGCAGGCGCGTATTCACTACGCGATGAAGCAAGAGTTCAAGCTCTTGAAAGAAATCATCCGTGACAACACTGCACCTGACTATTCCTACGAGCCAGATACGGGCGACCGTGCGATCAAGCAGTCAGACTACGATCAGGTTGATGTCATCCCTGTGAGCGACCCCAATGCAGCCACGATGGCTCAGAAGGTCGTCCAGTATCAGGCAGCTCTCCAGTTGGCACAGACGGCTCCGAACCTCTACGACTTGCCGCTTTTGCATCGTCAGATGCTCGATGTGATCGGTATCAAGAATTATCAGAAACTCGTCCCAATCCAAGACGACATGAAGCCGCGCGATCCAGTGTCGGAGAACATGGATATTTTGAGACAAAAGCCCGTCAAGGCCTTTATGTTCCAAGACCACCGCGCTCATATTGCCGTACATATGGCAGCAGCGCAAGATCCCCATATCCAACAACTTGTGGCTCAAAACCCACAGCTTGCCCAGAGTATTCAGGCAGGTCTGTCTGCTCACGTGGCAGAACATCTGGCGATGGAGTACCGCAAGGAGATGGAGCGTACGATGGGTATGGAGTTGCCGCCGTACGAGGAAGATCAAGACGAGATGATGCTGCCCCCAGAAATGGAGGTCAAAGTCTCGCAGATGGCTGCTCAGGCAGCACAACAGTTGCTCCAGCAACACCAGCAGCAGGCTCAACAGGCTCAAGCCCAGCAGCAAGCCCAAGACCCGCTCATCCAGCTCCAGCAGCAAGAATTGCAGATCAAGCAAGGCGAGCTGCAACGCAAGATGCAAAAAGACCAGACCGATGCGCAGCTCAAAGCAGCGCAGTTGGCCATCGAGAAAGCCCGCATCGAGGCAAACCAAGAATCCGAGGGGTTCAAGGCCGCTGTCCAGATGCATAACAAGCAGCAAGAGCGCGACCACAAGCACACGTCTGAGGGATACAGGACGATGGCTGACATGCACAAGATGGACATGCAGCAGCGTCACCAACTCCAGCAGCAACGGATGCAGGCTCAGCGCCAAGCAGCACAAAAACCTAAAGAGAAAACCAAGTGAGCTACGAAGTAACTCAGGCCACTTCGGTGGTTCTCAAACAAATTGACGAGAAAGTCAAACAACTCGAAGAGGCGATTGGCCGTAAAGCAGCCAAGAACTTTGAAGAGTATTGCGAGATGTGTGGGGAAATTAAAGGTCTGCTCACCGCTCGCAACTTCTTAACAGACCTTACAAAGCATATGGAGCAACTTGATGAGTGAAACACTCGACTTAAGCAGTGCTGTGGACTTGTCCCAGATACTGCACAAAGCACAGGAAGAGAAAGCAAAGCAACTGCCAAAACCCGCTGGGTACAAAATTCTCTGCGCTATACCCGATCAGGATACAGAGTATGAGAGTGGTCTTATCAAGGCCGATCAGACAATTCGCTACGACGAGCTGCTCACCACAGTCTTGTTTGTAGTCGAGCTTGGCCCTGATTGCTATCTGGATAAGGCTAAATTCCCCACTGGCCCGTGGTGTAAGAAAGGCGACTTTATTTTGGTTCGCCCCAACTCTGGCAACCGACTGGTTATTCACGGTCGTGAATTCCGCATCATTAACGACGATTCAGTCGAAGGTGTCGTGGAAGACCCCCGTGGTATCAAACGTCCATCATAAACGGAGACGACAATGGCAACATTCAAAGGCGATGATTTCAAGTTCCCTGACGAAGATCAGGGTAAACCCGAAGATGAATTGAAGGTAGAGATTGAATCCGATAGCGACGAGATAAAAGTCGAGATCGTCGATAACACTCCTCCTGAAGACCAAAACGTAGAGCCTCTGAACGAGGAAGTACGTCAAGAGTTGGAGAAAGCTGACACCTCAGCTGACTACAGTCATAACGTCAAAACCAAGTTTAAGCAGTACAAGAAAGCTTGGCACGACGAACGACGTGCTAAAGAGGCGGCTTTGCGTGAGCAGCAAGAAGCTCTAACTGTGGCTCAGCGTATCCTTGATGAGAATAAGCGCCTCAAGGGAATGCTCCAAAATGGAGAAAAAGAGCTAATTAGCACTTATCAGTCCTCCGCTGAAATGGAGGTTGAGAAAGCTAGCCGCAATTATAAAGAGGCTTACGACTCCGGCGATGCTGATAGACTTTTAGAAGCACAGCAGGAGATGATTCGTGCGCAGTTAAAGCTTGATAAAGCAAAAAATTTCAGGCCCACTGTACAAGAAGAAGAAAATGTTGTACAACCTGTACAAAAGCAGCCGCAAGAGCCACAAATGGACCCGAAAGTGGCAGCTTGGGTGTCTAAGAACCAATGGTTTACAGATCCCAATAAGCTACGTATGCGTCGATTCGCAGAAGGGGTTCATGAGGAACTTGCAGGTCGCTACGGACGAGCCTTTGTAGGCACAGATGAGTATTTCAAGGCCATTGACCGAGAAGTACGATCAGTATTCCCAAATGAGTTTGGGAGTACACAAAACGACGAGGTTGAGAATTCAGCCCAGCGTACAAAACCAAGCACGGTGGTAGCTCCTGCTAGGAGAAGCACCGCACCTAAAAAGGTTGTGCTTTCTAAAGAGCAGGTTAGTTTAGCCAAGAAACTTGGCATTACCCCCGAGCAATACGCCCGGGAACTCACAAAATTGGAGGCCTAAATGGGCGAAAACAGATTACAACGCGAGATGGCTGTTCGACAGAATACGGAGCGCCCTAAGCAGTGGCAACAACCGGAACTTCTGCCTGAACCAGATAAACAGCCGGGTTACGCGTACAGATGGGTTCGTGTCTCAACGCTTAATACAAGCGATCCTCGCAATCTCTCGGCCAAAATCCGGGAAGGCTGGGAGCCTGTTGGCATTGAGGAACAGCCAAAATTTCAACTGCTAGTCGATCCTGATAGTCGTTTCAAAAACAATATCGAGATTGGCGGGTTGTTGCTCTGCAAAACCCCTGTTGAGTTTGTTGAACAGCGTAATGCTTTTTACCAAAATCAATCAGAGGCGCAAACCAATGCGGTAGACAACAATTTAATGCGTCAAAGCGACCCGAGGATGCCGATCTTCAATGAGCGGAAATCTTCGACGACCTTTGGCAAAGGTTAAAAATCTTTTTGGAGTCTCAACATGGCTTATCCCACCGTTAGCGCTCCCTACGGTTTCCGTCCCATCAATAGCATTGGCGGTACTCCGTATGCGGGTTCTACTCGTCTAGTTCCGGTTGATTCCGGCGCCGTTTATGATGGCGATCTCGTTGAGCTGCTGTCTAGCGGCAAGTGCAAAGTGGTTGCAGACGGCACCGCCGCTCCGCAAGCCCTGGGCGTTTGCGTTGGCGTGCAGTACACCAACTCGTCTGGCCAAACCGTTCAAGCCCAGTA